TTATTAGCCAAGATCGCCGAGTGAACCCTAAAAACTGGCAGGCAATCCGGTCTGACGTGCGAGCTTTGGGCTTGGCTGCTACTGCGGACGATCGACGCATCTGCATTCAAAGTCGAGTGTTGGCCGAGTTTTTATCGCAGTTCGGCGAAGGAAGTGCAAACAAACGTGTCCCGCGATGGGTGATGCGACTGAGCGCGAGGCTGTTACGTGAGTTGTTGGAGGCATATTTGTCTGGCGATGGGACCGAAGGGAAGAGACTAAACAAAAATGGACGTGGCTCCCGAGAGGCGGCGACGAAGAGTTGTCGCCTTGCTGACGACATTCAAGAAGTTGCCTTTCGCTGCGGACTAGGAAGCGCGGTCAACAAAGTTGATAGTGTCGGATGTTACCACGTTTCCATAATTACTCAAACAGACTCATGGCTTTACCGGCCACCCGAGCGGCATCGGTATAATGGGCGCGTCTATTGCCTCGAAGTGCCCAATGCCGTCTTTCTGGTGCGGCGCAACGGAAAGATGTCGTGGACCGGCAATAGTTACTCCGGCGACTCGACAGCAATCGTCGGGGCAACCGTTGAGGAAGTCCCGTACCTGTTTGTGGTCAACGCATGGGAAAAGCCCGATGGCTCGAAGAACTGGCGGGTAGACATCCCCGACGTTGAGCAGGCTCGCGGGCCTCGCATTACGAAGGACCACAAGGATTCTGTGAGAAAGATCGACTTGGCTGTGGCGGCGGTTCTTGCGTACGACCTGGCTGTCAGGGCGATAAGCGACGAGGGGGCATGGAGGCCACTATGACAACCGCATTTGCCGGAATACGCCGGCTACTCACGACGCCGATTGGCAGGAGCAACGGGAAAGGGGCTAAGGCGCTCACGGAGATGCAGCACAGCGCGCGGCCTGTGTCGTTCTTCCACGCGCTATTGCCTGCAACCAACATCGACTTCAAAGACGAGGTTGGTGAGGGCAGCGGCTCGTCCGTGCTCGCCGCTCCCCTCAACTGGCTCATGCGAACGTTCCCAGAAGCGCCCCCGATGGTGGAGCTTCTCAAGCGTGATGATTCAGGGGATGAGCCAAAGGAGGAGTGGGAAGAGGTCAAGCAACATAGTCTAACCGAACTCTTGAGACGTCCGAATCCCTTCTATGGTGGTCGGATACTCTGGATGGCCACTGTGCTCGACTTCGCGTTTGGCGAGGCGTTCTGGCTGAAAGTCCGAAACGAGTCCGGCAAGGTTGTGCAGATCTGGTGGGTCCCACGGAGTACGATGGAACCCAAGTGGCCGAACGACGGGAAGACTTTCATCAGCCACTATGAGTACAGGCCCGGTGGAGCTGCTTCACAGAAGGAGGACGTCGCAGTCAAGGATGTTGTGCATTTCCGGTTTGGGATCGATCCGGATAACACGAGACGTGGCCTCTCTCCACTTGGGGCGCTTTGGAGGGACATCGCAACGGACGACCAGGCGGCGAACTTCACGGCTTCGATTCTCAGGAACCTCGGTATCATCGGCTTGATAATTTCTCCAAAGGAGAAAGCGGGCGGCGCTCGCAAGGAAGATGTGCAAGCCGTCAAAGAGTATCTCAAGAAACACTTCACGGGTGACAAGCGGGGTGAGCCTCTCGCGCTCGGGTCACCGACAGACGTGAACTTATTGCAGTACAACCTCCAGGGCTTCGACGTGAGCCCGATCCGGGACGTGAGTGAGGAGCGAGTATGCGCAGCGCTTGGGATCCCGGCGGCCGTGGTCGGGTTCGGCACGGGCCTTCATCAGACCAAGGTCGGCGCAACAATGAAGGAGATGCGTCAGTTGGCG